ATGTTTGCCGTTATTTTTGGTCGCCCAGGGTGCCCGTATTGCGTGCGCGCAAAAGAATTAGCAGAAAAATTAAGCAGTGAGCATGACGATTTTAACTTCCGCTACATTGATATCCATGCTGAAGGAATTACCAAAGCAGATCTGGAAAAGACGGTAGGTAAGCCAGTTGAAACCGTTCCGCAGATTTTTGTCGATCAAAAACACATCGGCGGCTGCACGGATTTTGAAGCTTGGGCAAAAGAGAACATGAATCTGTTCGCCTGATAGCGGTTTCTACGCCCTCACCTTGAGGGCGTCATCAGTTCTTTTTCCGCCGTTGATGCTGATTGAATAAGCTACTGATAAATAAAAAACATAATGCGCCAAGTGCGCACCAAAACACCGCACTAAACAACCACGCCAGCTCTTGCCACAATGAACGCGTCGGCATAAAAACGAACCGCATCAGTAACAGGCAGCACGGCGCCGCCAACATTGCACCAAGCAGGGGTTTGAGCACTTCCCGACGATGGGAAAAAAAGCTTGCTGCAGCACCAGGTAAGATAAAAAACAACAATCCGACCTCAGGATGCCCTGCCGCTCTGAATGCCCCTTTCACGTTCAGCGTTAATGAAAGACACACCACAATAAAGAGCACAAAGCAGCAGACCGCACTCGCCCAACTTTGCTTATGTTTCAATCGTTCCTCCTGACACATTCTCTATCGAACACTCTTTTCGCCCGCAGGCGTCCAGTCAGATAAAGTAACTCGGCATTCCATGCCAAAAACACACCCACACGATTCTTATAGCCGTTGATACGTAATGAGATTAAACTAACCGCATATATTGTTATGCTGCATTATTCGGGGCTGTGTACGATGCTAACGCCCCTTAATTTCTGGCAAAAACATTAGCGTAAATTGCCATTTCTTTCAATAGCTTACTAGTAAACAAGAAGTTAGTCTCCGTGAATATAAACGTCGCAGATTTGTTAAATGGGAATTACATCCTGTTATTATTTGTGGTCCTGGCTCTGGGCCTGTGTCTGGGCAAATTACGTCTGGGTTCAGTCCAACTCGGTAATTCCATTGGCGTTTTAGTGGTCTCCCTATTATTAGGTCAGCAGCACTTTAGTATTAACACCGATGCATTAAATCTCGGCTTTATGCTGTTTATTTTTTGCGTCGGCGTCGAAGCCGGTCCCAACTTTTTTTCGATTTTTTTTCGCGATGGGAAAAATTATCTAATGCTTGCCCTGGTGATGGTCGGTAGCGCAATGCTGATCGCGCTGGGGCTGGGTAAGCTATTTGGCTGGGATATCGGCCTGACGGCGGGTATGCTGGCTGGCTCGATGACCTCAACGCCGGTGCTGGTCGGCGCGGGTGATACCTTGCGCCATTCAGGAATGACAGGGACACAACTTTCAAGCGCTCTCGATAACCTGAGCCTGGGTTACGCCCTCACCTATTTGATTGGTCTGGTCAGTCTGATTGTTGGTGCGCGCTATTTGCCGAAACTCCAGCATCAGGACCTGCAAACCAGCGCCCAACAAATCGCGCGTGAACGAGGTCTGGACACCGACGCCAATCGTAAAGTGTACCTCCCGGTGATCCGCGCCTATCGCGTTGGCCCTGAACTGGTGGCATGGGCCGATGGTAAAAATCTGCGCGAACTCGGTATTTATCGCCAGACCGGTTGTTACATTGAACGCATCCGTCGCAACGGCATTCTGGCCAACCCGGATGGTGATGCGGTATTGCAAATGGGCGATGAGATAGCCCTGGTGGGTTATCCGGACGCCCATGCTCGCCTCGATCCCAGCTTCCGTAACGGTAAAGAGGTGTTCGATCGCGATCTGCTCGATATGCGCATCGTCACTGAAGAAATTGTGGTGAAAAACCACAATGCCGTTGGTCGTCGCCTGGCCCAGTTGAAACTGACCGACCACGGTTGTTTCCTGAACCGCGTGATCCGCAGCCAGATTGAAATGCCTATTGATGACAACGTCGTGCTCAATAAAGGCGACGTGTTACAAGTCAGCGGTGATGCTCGTCGCGTGAAAACCATTGCCGATCGTATCGGCTTTATTTCAATTCACAGTCAGGTGACCGATCTGCTGGCCTTCTGCGCCTTCTTTATCATCGGTCTGATGATCGGGATGATCACCTTCCAGTTCAGTAATTTCAGCTTCGGCATCGGGAATGCGGCTGGACTGCTGTTCGCCGGGATCATGCTGGGCTTCCTGCGAGCCAACCACCCCACATTTGGCTATATCCCACAGGGTGCGCTGAATATGGTGAAAGAGTTTGGCCTGATGGTATTCATGGCAGGCGTCGGTTTAAGCGCAGGCAGTGGCATTGGTAATGGCCTGGGTGCCGTCGGTGGTCAAATGTTGATTGCCGGTCTGGTAGTCAGCCTGGTTCCGGTTGTCATCTGTTTCTTGTTTGGTGCTTACGTATTGCGCATGAACCGTGCCCTGCTGTTTGGTGCCATGATGGGCGCACGTACCTGTGCTCCGGCAATGGAAATCATCAGCGACACCGCACGCAGCAACATCCCTGCGTTAGGTTATGCCGGGACCTACGCGATTGCCAACGTTCTGCTGACATTAGCGGGGACACTCATCGTCATTGTCTGGCCTGGCCTTGGTTAGCGCTGAAATTTTCCCTTAATTGAAAAATTTTTTGCAGGTAAGCAGAACTTTTCTTCAAGGCGTCAGTCATAACTATTGCCACTGCTTTTCTTTGATGTCCCCAATTTGTGGAGCCCATCAACCCCGCCGTTTTGGTTCAAGGTTGATGGGTTTTTTGTTGTCTGAAATTTATGCCTTTTAAAATCATGATGTTAGAAGCACTGCTTTTTAACGATGGCGACAAAATGGCGGCAGCGTCAAAGAGAGAGCACCACCTGTCCTGATTTCATTGGATGCGGCTGAACCGGATTTGACTCTTTTGGCGTTGCAATCGAACGAACAAAAGTTTCATGGGTAACAAAAGTATGGCTGCAGTTAATGTTCTGGCACTGGTTGTAACGCTCTTTGGTCAATGAAGATACCTGAAAACTGCTGCGAGTATGGGCGGCACTTCCACACAGTGGGCAAATCATCATTTTTCGAGTTCTCCCCATTTTTGCTAAATTCACAATAATGATACCGTATTATTCCATTTTGCAAACTTAAAAGTTCTCCATTGCGAAGAATCATTCCATTTCGAAATCATCAATCTTCACTTCGAGTTCAATACTGGTTGTAAAACCGTTATCCGGGCTGACAGTATGTGTCAGAGTCGTAATAGTCCATTCCGCATCATCTATCGGCTGTTTAAAGCCACTGACTTTCACTGGCATTTCCGTGTAGAGATCTGCCCGCCCTTCCGCCAGTTGTAGCGAGAATGACGCAACGCCGCGTTGCAGGCGTTCCCACTGCATTTTTGCCGCTCGTTCGGCGTTGCTCCGGTTGGCATAAGTGCGATTAAGTACCAGCACGTTTTCATCCGTCCCCACCAGGTAATCGCCCTGCTTCGCTTCCGGCTCTTTCTTCTGCTTCTTAGTCCTGCGCTTACGCTTCACCGTAGTGCTTTCTTTCTTCGCGGGTTCGCGGGTATGCAACCAGCTGGCAATTACCCCCGTGTAAGCTCCGCGATCTGCCAGGGTAAAGCGGTGACTGTCGCCGTCCTTACGTGTGATAGTGATCACCGGTAGTGGTTTACCGCTGGCGCTTTTGCCCTGTCCCTGCCGGATGAATAACAGATTGCCATTTTTCACCGATGCAATGGCACCGTACTGGCGCGCCAGCCGCATCAAAAAACTGCCGTCACTCTCATTAGTCTGGTCTATATGATCCACGGGTTTATCCGACAGGTCTTTACCCAGTGCCATCTTCAGTTTGTGACGCGCAGCTATTTCCTTCACTACTTCCCCGACCGTAGTCTTGTGCCACGACTTTTCACGGCGGGTATTCAGCGTTTCACGAAAATCAGCACTTCGCGCCCGGATAGTCAGGCGGTCCGGTGCGCCAGTGTGTTCAATCTCGTCCACCGTGAATGCCCCTTTCGGGAAAAGCGGCTGCCCTTTCCAGCCCAGCGCCAGCGTAATGGCCGCACCACGGCGCGGCAGCACGATTTTTCCGTCGGCGTCGTCCAGCTCCAGATCAAGCTGGTCTGCTTCAAAGCCCCGATTGTCCGTCAGCGTCAGACTCATCAGGCGATTATCCAGGACAGTGGTGATATCCCTGCCCTCAATACTGATGCTGAATGCGGGAGTTTTGTTGCCTTTGTTAAGCAGTTCAGAGCTGAAATTCACGACAGCAGCCCTCCCACCGTTTTACTGATATCGCTTAAAGCAGATGTTGCCGTTTCCTGCAGATTATTCAGTTGCGCACTGAGATCACCGAACATATCGGACAGGGATTCATCCACTCGTTTGAGCGACAGGGTGAACTCAATCCGGCGCGGCATACCGTCGCGGAAAAACTCCGTTTTAGTCTGATTCAGTCCCTCAATCACATACATGCCGTAAATCGTGCCACTGCCTTCAATCAGGGGCCATGCTTTCCCCTGTTCTGCCATCTGTTCCAGTGCCAGCAACGACAGCCTGCCGCCTGTTATCTCCGGCATAAGAACACCGGAAAGCGTCAGCATGTCGTTTTCCGGTCCCAGAAACTGCGTGGACGGACGTCGGTTTACCCGGCTGTTTGCCGCATGTCGCCAGCTGCGTTGATACTGCAGTTCCTGATACGGCACAGTGCGCAGCATAAACACGTACAATCCCAGCACCATCATCATGCGTCGTATCCCCCCTGATCGCTGTAGTTACTCCTGGCTTTTGCCTTCAGCCTGCGTTCACGTTCATCAAGCTGGCGTGCCACCTCCCGCGCAATATCCTGCGCACTTTGTCCTGGCTGCGTCTGAATGATGATCTTCGTCGGTGCCTCAATCCGTTGAACGAGCGGCACAGTGGCTGCGCGACTCACAATTGCTTCTCCACCTTTCGCGGGAAGTGCCAAAGGGTGCAACGGTGGAAGCTCTGCTGGCGCGGCAGCAACGCCCATCATTCCGGCAACAACGGCAGCCAGTGCAGCTGTATTTCTCCGGCTGGTCACATTTGCCGGGCCGTTAACAATTTCCGGCCCGTTTTCACCGACGATGCCAAACTGCCCGCGCGGGATATACCCGCCGCTGTCATACATCCCCGCAAAGCCATATCCCCATGATGGAAAACCACCCGATGGCATCATCACTTTACCGTCTGCATTCACCGTCGCAGGTTGCTGACGCGTCACGCTTTCCGGCAGTTTTGCCTTTGCGGCCTCTTTACTGACAATGCCGAGCTTCTCCAGCAACCAGGAAACGCCGGATTTCAGGGAGTCCAGCGGATGCATGACCATATTCAGCCCTTCCGCCAGTGCCTCCCCGAATCGCCGCCCCATTGCCGCTGCGCTCTGCAGTTCGGCAGAGGTCGACTTAACGGGCGTCAGCAGATCAGTAAACCAGCCCCACAGCGCCTGCACTTTGTCGCCAATCCACTGGAACACGGGCTTAAGCGGTTCGAACGCTGCACTGATGGGACCTGCCGCCGCTTTGAATCCTTCCACCACGCCACCGAGAAATGCGGTGATGGGTTGCCAGTATTTCCAGACAACCAGCGCCACGCCCGCCAGTGCAGTAACCACAAGACCTATCGGACTGAGCAGAGCACCTAACAGACCAGATATGGCATACAGGGCAACGCGCAGCATCGCCAGTGGACCAGATGCCAGTACTCGCAGCACCGTGCCTGCGGCGGCCAGTCCACCGCGCAGTACCGCCAGAGGATTCATAAACATCACAGCAACAGCACGTAAACCGGATAATCCAGACCGCAAAAGTGCAACCGGCGCACCTGCTACAGTTTTCAGGACATTTCCCGTCAGTGATGCCGTGCGGCGCAAAGACGACAACGGCGCAGTAAGTAAACCTGCGGCGTTGCCCGATGAAGCAAGCCCGCGTCGCAGCAGTGCCAGTGGTGCGCCAGCCAGCCAGGACAACGCGCTGCTGGTTCGAGTTACTGCTGCCGTAACGGAAGATAACGTTTTGATACCCAGCACAGAGAATCCCAGACGGATCACTGCCAGCGGCCCCAGCACTGCAGCCAGCGCCACCGCTAAGGTGCCGAGGCCGACGGTAACCGCAGCCACAACAGCCGATGCTTTCATCAGTGTGCCTGTCAGTTCCGGGTTAGCTTCCACCCAGCGACGCAACGCCCCCGTGACGCTTTTCACCGTGTACAGAATATCCATCAGCGGCTGGCGCAGCGTTTCGCCCAGGCTGCTGAAGGTGTTCTGCGCTCCGGTTTTGACCAGTAACCACTGAGCAGAAAGTGAGTCTTTGTTGATGTCGGATTCTTTCTGCATGGAACCGAGCGCATCATTGCCCGCTGTCAGTTTTAGCTGGCGCTGCAGTTCCGGAAGGTTGTTTGCCAGTTTCGCCGCGTCATCACCAAACTCTTTACCAAACAACATGGTCATGGCAGACAGACGCTTGTCCTGCGGCAGTGCGTTCACCTTCTCCAGCACGCGCTGGATGGTTCCCATCGCATCCTTCGTCATCTGCTTTTCAATCACTTCAGGATTGAGTTTCAACAGATTCATCCCTTCAAAGAAACTCTTGCTTTGCATGGTGGCAATGGACAATTCACGCACCATCGCGTTTGCTGCACTGGCTGCAACCTCCGGCGCAGCGCCCAGTGTCAGAAAGGTGGAACCCAGTGCCGCCGCTTTACGATAATCCAGACGGTCAGCCACACCGCCCAGACGTTGCATCACATCAATGATGTCCGCCCCTTTCGACATGGCGTTATCATCCAGATAGTTCAGCGCATCGCCGAGCTGTTCAATATTGCGGGTGGGGATTTTGTAGAGCTGGGCGATTTTCCCCAGACTTTCTGACAGTTCATCCGCTGGCAGCTCAAAGGCTGTTGCCGCCTTTGCTGCCGTACTGGCGAAGGCCAGCAGGTCACGTTTCTGGTCTTCCCAGCTGTCGTCAGGGTTTGCGACGTTCATGCGCGCACCACCTTCAACCAGTGCAGCGAAATCCACCGCACCGTTTTCCATCGGCAACTGTTCGCTGGCAGCCTTGATGGCATCCTGCATTTCATAAAAACGTGCAGTGCGGTTGCCATTATCGTCACGCAGACCATTGACCTGCTTTGCCACACCTTTCATGGCATCTTCCATGCTGGTATAGCTTTTTACTGCCGCCATCACTGGTGCGCCCATTGCCAGCCCTGCAGCCGTGGTGGTGGCTCCGGCACCTGCAATCCGATCCCTTACTTCAAGACGCCTGGCGTAAGCCCCCCGGGCGGCGTGCATTTTTCGCTGTTGCTCCCCGACACGTCGTAACCTCGCTTCCTGCTCAGAAAGCTGCCTGTTATAACGCATCGTTTCACGGGTAATGCGGGCCGTCGCACTGGCACCATCATTAGCTGAAATACCAGCACGATAAAGTTCTGCACGCACAAGCGCCGTCTGCTGCTGCAGCTTTTTCTGGCGTTCTTCCAGGCGCTGAACAGCCAGCCGTTGACGGCCCAGAGCAACAACCTGACGTTGCGAAGGCGGCCCCATCGCTCCCAGTTCCTGACTGAGCAAATTTGCACGCTGGCGGGCATAGCTCAGCCTGTCGCCTAATTTCTGATTTTCTGCCTGCAGCTTTCGGAAGCTGTCCAGACTGCTCCCGGCCTGATCAAGCTGCTTTATTGCATCGCGGGATTTTTTGACAGCAGCAGCCAGTTCTCTTGAACTGGCCTGCGCAGATCGAAATGGGCGGGTGAGCTTGTCAACCGCATTAAGAATGACCTGCAGACGCAGGTTGTTATCACTCATCGTTGGCCCCGCTTCTCTGAATCGCTTTATACCGCCATTCCAGCACTTCGGTCAGCGGCATAACGTCAGTAACGGATGGCGGCCAGTGAAAAATGGTGGCGATATCTGCCACCAGATCGTCAACCGTCAGGCTGTCGGTAAACCGGCAAGCACCGACTTCTTCAACAAAAAAGTGACAACCTCAACCGACATGGCAGTGAGATCTGCCGGGTCCATCTCTGCAATTTCCTGTGCAGTCAGTGCCGGACTGGAGATGCGGGGGATCACGATCATCATCGCGTTTACATCCATATCCATAATGGCCTGCAGGCGTGTACCGCGCAGCGCACCGGACTGCGGTTTACGCAGCACAATTTCGGTGATTTCTGTTTTACCGCGCTTGATGGGGGTATCCAGTTGAATGGTCTTTTCAGTCTGCTTATCGCTCATTTTGCTGTCCTGTCAATTGGGTTCTGGCGCGGTATCCCGCGCCGTTCAGATATATCAGAGGCCGAGGGCGTTGCGGTGCGCTTCCATCAGGTCCACACCGTCCACAATTTCCACCATGTTGATAAGGTCCACTTCATAGAGCACCTCACCATTGATGGTCAGCTTCGCGTAGCTGTTGGTACTGGTCACTTTGGTGGTGTTGCTTTCGCCCGTCTTCCACTCGCCGGAATCCACTTCTTTGTGACGTCCACGCACGACAAGCTCCACGGCCTGCACTTCCCCGGTATCGTCACGCTGAATAGAGCCGGTAAAGCGCAGCTGGATGCCATCCACCGTGGCTTTACCCATCTGTTTAAACAGCAGCAATTCAGTACCACCAATGGAAAATTCTGTGTCCAGCGCACTGTCATCAAGCCCCAGATCCACATCCACCGCACCCGGCATTCCGCCGCCGCGATACTTCTCATATTTGCGGGTAAATTTCGGCAGCGTCAGCGACTCAACGATCCCCTGCCAGTTGTTCCCGTCATTAAACAGGTTCAGGTGTTTTAATTTGCGTGGTAAAGCCATGTTGTCCCCTTACGCGCTGACCTGGCTGGAGAAATTCACCAGGTACTGATCGGTGATGCGCTGACGCAGCATCAGGTTTTCAAGTGGCGGCACTGGCGTGTAGTCGTAGTCGATGGTGAGTTTTCCGGCTTTCAGCGTGTCTTTGTCGTTCACCGACTCATCCAGCCAGCAATCACCACCAATGAGATAGCCCTGACTGACCAGGCTGCGCATTTTGGCGCGGATACCCTCGATAATGTCGCGGGCCAGCGACGGATTCAGCGGTTTATCCACCGCCCACATGTGCGCTTCTGCCATCGTGTCCGTCAGCACCTGCGCCGTGCGGGTGTAGTTTTCGAAGGCAAAGAGCGGGTCATCACTCAGGCAGCGGGAACCCCAGAAGCGAAAACCGTCTTTGCGGATAAGGGTGGTGACGTCGTTCTGGTTCAGCAGTCCCGCATCGGTTGCCGGGTCCTGCAGATCCCAGAACACATCAGCAGAAATTCCGGTGACACCGTTAACGCCCACGTTGGACAGGCTTTTGTGCCATCCGGTCTGCTCGTCAATTTTGGCGCGCAGACCAAGCGCACGGGCGGTGGCATAAGCCGTTGCTTCGGCATTCAGCACCGTGTCCCAGCCAGTAAAGTCGGGCCAGATCAGCATTCCTTCACGCTGACTGAAGTTTTCACGGTAAGTGATTGCTTCCTGCACTGTCTTGCAACCATACGCTGACAGGTAAGCAAATCCACGCAGGCTTTGCGCCACGCTCAGCAACTCAGTAGCTACCGCCTTCGTGTCGTGACCTGGCACGCCGAGAATGCGCGGTTTAACGCCGAGCTGTGACTGGGCAGATAACAGGGCTTTCATGCCTGTTTTTTTACCTTCAGCGGTCACTGCTCCGATGATATTGGTCGTGGTTTCTTCTTCCGTTTCACCCTGCGGCACACGCACAACAACGGTCACGGGTTTTGCCTGGTCAGCGATGGCATCCAGCGAACGAGCCAGCGTGCCTGACTCACCCGCTTTACCGCTGGCAGTCAGCACATCAGTGATCAGCACGGGTTTATTAAGAGGAAACATTTTTGCATCGGCATCATCGCCCGTGCAGACCATACCCACGATGGCGGTGCTCACCGTGGTAATGGATCGGGTGCCTTCGTTGACTTCAACAACGCGCACCCCGTGGTGGTAATCCTGAGCCATAGTGGCGAACCTCCTGATTGGATTAGGCTTCGCCCTATGTTGAAGTGATTGTGCCTGACAAACAGCTAAGCGCAGTTGTACCGTTATTCACACAAAATGACGGTATTTGTCTGCTTTCAGGGATAATCAAAATAAAGCTGATTCAGGGAGATTTATTGTTCTTATTTGCCGGAAATTTTCGATAAATGGTAGAAACGCCTACATCAAAAATCAGTGCAATACGCTGTCTTGATTCTCCGGCCTCGAGTAAACGCCCAATCTGTGCCCACTGTTCGCTGGTCAACTTAGGACGGCGTCCACCTACTCTGCCTTTAGCACGGGCTGCAGCCAGCCCCGCCCTGGTACGTTCAACTATCAGTTCGCGTTCCATTTCAGCCAGGGCACCCATGACATGAAAAAAGAAACGGCCCATTGGGGTACTGGTATCAATACTGTCAGTCAGGCTTCTGAAATTCACACCACGCTGGCGCAACTCTTCTATCAGCGTAACAAGATGCCGCATACTGCGCCCCAACCTGTCCAGCTTCCACACAACCAGCGTGTCTCCTGCCGATAGTGTCCTGAGTAGTTTTTTCAGCCCCGGTCTGCCGGACTTAGTGCCACTGATTTTGTCCTCAAAAATCTGCTCACATCCCGCGCAGTTCAGTGCATTACGTTGCAAATCGGTGTTCTGGTCATTTGTTGACACGCGTACATAGCCAATAAGCCTGATCATCCCCCTGAATAAAAACCGGAGATGATGCCAGTTAGCTGTTACCTCTGCATTTTCTTAAACGTTGGTTTGGGAGAAGCGGCAAAACGGAATGTGGGAACAGGGGAAAATCAGATACCTAGTATGTCAGAATGGACATCTGGGACAGGATGGAATAGAGACCCGTCGGGGAGAATAATACAGCGGGGATTTGCTATGACATCAAGTCAAACTAACATTTTATTCCCGATACCATTTCCGTATGACGATTTCGAAGTTATCGTTTGTGCAGCAGATACAGGAGCAAATAAAGGGGCCGTAAATGTGTTGCGAAAATCGAGGCAGGGGTTTTCTGTTTCACAGGTTGGAAGTATGCCAGTCGCATACAGATGGATAGCGGGGTGATTGAAATGTATAAATTTGATCCAAAGAATGCATTATTCTATCCTGCTGCGTCAATTTCCGATTATAAATTGAGCGAAGATGAAATCGCCACATTCACTGATATTAGCGAGGAGGATGCAGCCGAGTTTTTAGGATTCCCGCCGACTGGAAAAATCAGAGGGTCGGACGGTTATGGCAATCCTGCATGGGTTGAAATACCTCCACCATCACATGAGGAACTTATTGAACAGGCCGAATCAGAGAGGCAATTATTGATTAACCATGCCAACGAATACATGAACAGTAAACAATGGCCTGGTAAAGCGGCTATTGGTCGTCTGAATGGTGAGGAACTGGCGCAATATAATTTGTGGCTGGATTATCTGAACGCACTGGAACTGGTTGATACCTCCAGTGCGCCAGATATTGAATGGCCTACGCCTCCGGCAGTTCAGGCCAGATGACATCCGGCGCGGTGCTGGTATCTGTTGCCGTCACCGCGTCAATGTAATCCAGCACAGCGTTAAGTCGGGTGGTTTCTGCCTGCGTCAGTTTACGTCCGGCCTGCAATTTCAGTTGAATCAGACTGATGGAAGCCATTGCAGTATCAATCAGCGACTGGCGCTGTGCTTCTGCTGCATCTACTGCGGCGCTATGCTGTGCCCCGGTATCCGTCACCCATTTCTCACCATCCCATTTATCATATGGCGTTAACGGGGCGATAGTGGTTGTATTTTCAGGGTAATCACCCGGAGCTGTGATTTCTTTCGATTCTCCTGTTTCGGTGCTATAGATGATTTCACCGCGATGGTCTGGCACATATTCCCATGAGTTAAAATCTGCAGAACGGCAGATTGCATAACCAGCTTTATGTGTAACTGGTGCATCTAAACAAGAACATGCCGGGATACCGACGCCAACCGCAAGATATTCAGTTGATGTGGAAATATATTCCCGCGTTTCACCATCATAATTATAAATGGTAATGTCTCCCGCTTTTATGGCAATGAGTTCGTTATTTAATACGGCTTTATTCATCAGGCAGCTCTCACGATATAATTAAAGGCAATGTTACGAGGACGGTTTTCGTTTGCAGTTGGAACAATTCTTGAAGCATCAAGGCCAATCACTTTTGGGTAAACAGCGCCATCTGTTCTTTCAGTCACCATACTTCTGATTAAGGAGAAATAACTATTGTTCGTTGAGGGATTCAAAGGCACCACTGCCCCCTTAAACGAGCCTGCTGATTCCCATATTGAATAATTTTCGGTGTTTACAGTCTTGAACTCACCATAGATATTACGTATGGCATCGCCCTGAGCTGATAATATTGCCCTCCCCGTATCCATACCACGTCCGTCATCCCAGCCACGAATAAACTCACCACGTAAATCAGGCAATTTATTTGTCGGGTAAGCCTTTGCCAGTTCCGGGTATTCTTCAGCAGAAAAAGCCGCACCGTTGCATTTCAGCCAGCCTGTTGGCGGAGTGGCGGAAGGCCACGGAACAGGCACACCAACGGGTAATGCCGAACCTTCTCCCAAACCAAGGTATGTGAGAAGACCAGCTACATCCTTTCCACTCAAATTGGTAAGCGTATTGTCCAGCGGTTGTTTACCTGCCAGCGCATTAAGCATTGTCGTGGCAAAGTTCGGATCATTCCCCAGTGCCGCCGCCAGTTCGTTCAGTGTATCCAGTGCAGCAGGTGCAGAACCCACCATTCCTGCAATCGCCGATTTCACAAAAGCCGTAGTGGCAATCTGTGTATTGTTGACCGACTGCGCCGCCGTGGGGGCTGTTGGCGTTCCGGTGAGTGCCGGACTCGACAACGGTGCTTTTAGTGCCAGCGCATTGTTAATAGTGGTACTGAAATTCGGATCATTGTTAATGGCTGCGGCTATTTCTTTCAGCGTGTCCAGCGTGGCTGGCGCACCATTAATAAGGGCCGTCAGTGCCGCCTGTACAAACGCAGTGGTCGCAACCTGCGTGGTATTATTCCCCGCCGCTGGCGTTGGCGCTTTGGGGGTTCCGGTAAATGTCGGGCTGGCTTTTGGCGCGTACTGTGAATGCGGGTCCGGTGCGGCAAGATGTTTTGCCATCTGATCATCCGCGTACACCTTCAGCTCCAGTGCCTTGTCATCCACATACTTGCGGGTTGCCAGCACTACAGCAGGGTCGATTTTCAGGGTGATATTGTCCGTGCTGCTGGTAATCAGCACCATGCGCACGGTCTGAGTGCGCCCGCTACCTTCAGCCAGTTGCGGCTTATAGCTTTCCGGGCAGTTGCCCACGGCAATCAATGCCCCTGACTCATCAAACAGGCCCACTTCACGTATCCACCAACCGCCCTCGTTTTCAGGGATCACCTGTTCAGCAATAATCTGGCTGCTGTTCTGCGGGTCGATATAGAGCATATTCAGCGCAGCCCGGCGTTTCTCATTTACCAGTGCAGTCTGCTTTGCGTCCGGCGTCGGCAATGTTCCGCCGCCATCGCCCACCGCCATATGGGTAATTTTAAGCGGCACACCAAGTGCAGTGGCGCTGGCAAGTTTCGCCGCGCCAATATCCGTCAGCAGGGTATAAAATTTTGTGCTCATGGATTCACTCTCATTGTGTCAATAACATGGACCGCTCCGCCTTCATGCGCGGTGCCGCCGGAAATAATTGTTTCGTTGATATACGGATAGATCGTGATTTCTTCGCCAAGATAGCTGGCGGCCCCCACCCAATGCGGACCGCTGGTCTGCAGATTGATGGACATGCCGATCATGTGACGGCTACATGGTTTGGCATCGCTTATCAGTCGCTCAAGTTCCAGATAGGTATCTTCAGTGATGCCCTGGTCCTGCACACCAATGTCCAGGCGAAACGTGCCCGGTGTCTCTCCGGTCTGCCACCACTCAATAATGCGGATCAGGAAGCCGAACGGCTCCACCACCCGCCGCACGGCACTGGTGGTTCCTTTATGCTGATGTATATAAAAAGCATCCTTCACCACCTGGCGTTTGACGCTTTCCGTCCAGCCCTCGTCCCATCGATCCACAGAGAACGCCCAGGCGAGATAAGGCAGGAAACTGACCGGACAGGTAGCCGGATCCCACAGGTCACGTAGCGGCACCTGCAAATCAGAAATCCCGCTGCAGGTTTGCGCCAGTCGGCGCTCCAGTGGTGTTGAACCCGGTGGCAGCAGACTATTCATCCGTTCCTCCGTTGGTTACGCTCCACTGCGTACATGATGCCGCCTGTGTTTTGTTCAGGACCACATCCGCCAGAGGAGAAGCCAGCTCCACACGCTGCACCCCCTCAACATGCAGGGCGGCAAAGATGGCGCTACGGCGAATATCCCGACCAAGCCGCGTCTGACTGGCAATGTACCTCTGCAGGCTGGCTTTTGCCGCTGCCATTACCGGCTCTGCTTCCGGTCCCGGATAGAGAAAAATGGTGGCTTCCACGCGGTACGGGATGATTTCTGCGCTGCGAACCGTAAGACGGTCAGCCACCGGGCGGACGTTCTCACTGTTCAGAGCTTTTTCCACCACGTCCAGCAGGTCTTTTTCTGCGGTTCCATCGCCTTCGCGGCTAAGGACAGTCAGCACCACCTCTGCAGGTGCCGGGCTGGTTGCACTGGCATCCGCCACCCGACCGTCGGCGCTTCGGGCATGAAATTCATAAGCTGCAGTTGGCCCCGCAACTGAAAGCCCTTCAAAGGCTGCAGGCACACGCAGGCGTAACGCTTCATCGCTTTCCATCACAGCTGCAACGGGCGGCACAGCGTCATTATCAGGAGGCGTCACCGTCAGGCGTTTCACGTTGTAGTTGGCAGCGAGCTGGTCAAGATCGCTGCCCATCGCGTAAGCCACCATCACAGCCTGCGCGGCTTCGTTAATGCGCTGGCGCAGAAGCAACTCACGGTAAGCGTTCTCCTGCAGCAATTTGGTGACGGGTTCAGATTCCAGTTCCAGCGTGCGGATCACTGCTTCCTGCTCATCTTTCGGATGAAGCGCAACAAATTCGGCCTTGCGTTCGGCAAGCAGCGTCTCAAAGTCCGGCATATCCACAATCTGCGGCGCAGGCAACTGCGAAAGGTCAATCACTGCCATTCTCTGCTCCTGTTGATACGGAAAGGGAAACAGGCACACCGTTATTACGCCGCCCGCTCAGCGCCACCACCATTGAACCGTCAAAATTGCTGTTAATGGTGATGGAATCCAGCGTCAGCCGTGGCTCCCAGCGACTCAGCGCCACATACACTGCCGACATGACCTGCAGGCGTAATGCCGGATTTTGTGGCTGGTCTATTAGCGACGACAGCAGGGAACCATATTCACGACGAGCAATGCGGCTACCCTGCGGCGTCAGCAGAATGTCCCGCACCGACTGGCGCAGATGGTCAATATCAGTAATGACTTTGCCGCTGGTATTGTTCATCCCGCTATAAAGCGTCATACCGGGCCTCCGGTTGTATCGCCGCCTTTCAGGACGCCAGTATGCTGATGCGCATCAACCACGATCCCGTTAGAACTCATCGCTCCGCCGCCCTGGGTAACGCCACCATTGATCACCACTTCGCTGTTAATGCGCGTGCGGTCAGCCTCCAGTACAAACTCACTGGTTTTCATGGTGATGTTGTCAGCGGCCTCAATGACCATTGATTTGATGCCCCTGACATACCAGCGCCCGGTGGCGGGTTCGTATTCAAACCAGCCACCGTCAGGATGTTCTGTCACGCAGGCGTCCGCCGACGTCGACGGTGGCGCGAACTGATTCGAATAGATGGCGGGTAACGCAAAGGCGGTTTCCAGATTGCCGCCCAGACTCAGCAGCACCACCTGCTCACCTTCCGATGGTCGCCACCATGTGCGGGCATTCCCGGCACGCAGCGTCAGCCAGCTGATCCAGTTGGTTTCAAGCTCGCCCGTTTTCACCCGGCAAAGCCAGTTTTCCCTGTCCACTTCGGTGACTACCCCTGTGCGGATCAGGTTGGTGATAAGGCGCATGATTTCGGTTAATTGTGCGTTCATAGGGAAAGGTTGCCATCAGGGGAAGAAAGGCGGCAGTGCTGCAACTTGTATCAGTGCTGATACAAAGATCACCCCGCCAGCCATTGCAGAATCATGTCGCGGGTCATTGCCTCAACATCATCATTTACACCCAGAAGGCGACGCTCTGCGTAACGCACCTCCGGTCCCTTACGACTAACGCGATCTCGCAGGCCGTAATGGTGAACGCGGGCAATGCGCTGCACCTTGCCTTCAAACTGCACGCTGGCAGAGTCGGTGCTGGCGGCAGTTTTCAGGTATTTTGTGGTGCGCAGCTTTGCAAACATCTGACGTTTGATACGGCCTTTTTTACTGCGTGCTGTTACCCGTCGCGGTTCATAGCTGCTGCCGTCAGGGTTGCGCTGCATCCTGATATTCTGCTGCTGTGTCCGGCGAAGTTCCTGCGCCAGCTGGCGCATCATGCGGCTTCTCGAGGCTGGTTCCAGATTCGCCAGCAAGGCACTCAGCCAGTCGTCCACCTTCTGCAGTTCAGCCACGTTTCACCGTCCACATTTCTTCAGGTGCATCAGGTTCCGCTATAGCTTCAACGCTCGACACTCTGCCGTCAGTGCTGACCAGCACACGTTCCGTCAGTTGCAGGTTCAGGCTGATATCACAGACATCGTTGCGCAGAATATCCACCTCAAAGGTGAATAGCTTTTCCCGTAACGCCGGGTTATTGATGGCATCGGGCTGGTTATCCCTCAGCCACAGCAAAACCGGGGCCATCAGCAGATTCTGGTCGCCGCTGAAATCCTCAATCACCGCGTTCAGTGTGTAACGGTACTCCCACGACATGGAGCTGGCCCCCGTGGCAACCAGCGAACCGTTATCCACAAACAGATGCAGTTTGTCCGGGTTATTGCGGACATAAGGCACCGCTTTATTGAGGGCGTGGCGCAGGGATTGTGGTTTGTTCACTGTTTCGCTCCTGACACGCAATAATCATGTCCACTTTGTCTGCACAGACCGCCCAGGCGGCCTCCGTTTCATCCAGCAACGCATTCAGATCACCGTTAGTGCACGGTGCTGCCTGCTCCAGCCGACACGGCGTCACTCGCGGACAACCACTGACGGTAAGCTGCACCTCCGGTGAGTGCCGGACGTTCCCGCAGCCGGATAATGTCAGCAGGCAAAGGAGTATCAGCCCAGTGGCGTAAATCCTCGTTCTCACGTTTCAGTTCCTCGATCCGGCGTTGTCGTTGTCTCAGCTGTGTGCTGGTCTGTTCTGCTTCGGCATAGAGCCGCGCCTGCTCCCGGTTATTGGTTTCAGTCAGAATGGACAGGCTGATAAGCTGGCTGTTGCTCTTTGCCAGTGCCTGGCTTTTGCTCTGCAGCTCGTCTGCCTGCGTGCTGATGGTCTGGCTGGCATCAGCCAGCCGCCACGTCTGCCAGCCCAGCGCCGCCAGTAATAACGCCAGCACAACCAGCAGCAACCGGTTCATGCTGCTACCTGTTGCGCCATCTGATTACGGGTGATCCAGAAGGCAATAACGGTCAGCAGATAAAAGACCAGGGTAATAGCCCACCCCGTCCAGGCGAGACTTACGACAATCAGCAATCGCATCACCCAGCTGATAAATACGTTTTCTTTTCGGGTAATTGTCTTCAGCAAAGATGCCCTCAACTCCTGCCAGAGCGGGCCATTCTTAATTAACGCAACCAGTGCTACCGGAATTACCGCCCATGTCAGCAAACAGGCTACCCAAACGCCGGACGCTGCCAGTACCGGAAAAATCCCCTGCGGATACACCATTGCTGCGATTAACAGCGCCATCCATAACATCAGAAACAGTCCGCTGATTAATTTCTTTTTCATTTCAGTTTGCTCCCTGTAAACACCAGGCCATCTCCCGCGCACGGCGGTTATCCAGCCCCTGATTAAACACACCTTTTACATAAACCCAGCGCGGCAACTGTCGGCACGCATCCGCCCAGCGCCGCTGATTGAGCAATTTCACCAGCGTGGAACTGCAGGCATTGCCTGTCCCCACGTTGAAGGCAAATGACACCACCGCGTCATACACTTTCTGCGGTGGCTGTTGCTTCACACACCTTTCCAGTGCCCGCTCCACACGCAGCACGTTGGAGATCAGCCCTTCCGCGGCCTGTCGTTCCGTAATGGTTTTGCCTGGAATGACGCCAGATGTATTACCAATGCCGTTGGTCCAGACACCCGCGCTGCACTGATACGGCTGCAGACGACAGCCTTCGTAATCGGCAATCAGTTTCAGCCCCTCCACGGAGGTGTGAAGCTGCTGAAAACCCGGTAGCGCGGCAGCAATAGCCAGCACGGCCCCGACAAGGCAGCGTTTAACGATTGATGGATTCATAGTCCTCCCGCGAGATCTGCCCGTCGCGCAGAAGCTGGTAGGCTTTGTGTTTGTAGTACCAGTTGATAGCCAGCATCAGCACACCAATCATCAGGCCGCCCAGCGTTGAGGCATCCTTGATGGACAAATCGCCCAGCCAGGCCAGCACGACGGCGATGCAATACGTGATAAAGGCGCTGATTCGCTCAAGCGTCATAATTCAGTCCCATAGCTGGACGGTCTGCACGGTGGTGGTGGTCGGAATGTCCGGCAGCTCCACCTGCAGCCCGTGAGGTAAAAAGGGGCCGTATTCGGCAAGCCCCGGATTTGCCTTCAGCACCTGCTCCGTGACACCCTGCGTGCGCCCGTAATGACGCCAGCAAAGCGCGTCCACCGTATCATACTGATGCGCACGCACTTTCATCAGATAAGCTCCACTGTGCAGTGCGGCGCATCCTGCACCCGGCTGATGGCCCAGCGGGCGTCACGCCACAAATCACCGCTGGCTTCTGCCAGTTCTTCGCCCCGCTTCACACCGGATGCCGTGGCGTCATAGTCCTGGTATCGTTCGTTGAGCATGGCGCGTGCCCAGCAGTAAACCGCGTTGAAATAGTGCTGAATGCGCTCACTTTTGCCGTCCAGCTGCTCCGCCGGAACCTCTGCCAGCGAGGCATATCCCAGCATCTGCTGGCGTCTGCGAAACTCATACAGCTCTGCGTTGACCTCCGAAATTGCCGACAGCGCAACTTGCTTTAAACGCGGCTGCGTCACCGTGCCGTCAGTGCGCATGACACAGCGAAACTCCGACAGGTCCACATCAGGCCAGAACGGCGTATTTCTGATGATTTCCGCCTGTTCCGGTGCCTGTTCTGGCGCAACAAACTTCATGCTGCTTTCTCCTGAAATAAAGGGCGGTGGACGGGATTTTGATGTGGCAGTGCCTTTCGCCACCCCGTGCCGCCCGTGCGCGGGGGCACGTTCTGTCAGCGGCTGTCATTGCGCAGTCTGCGCTCCAGCTGCTGTTTGTCTTTTTTCACGCCACAGCGGGGATCGAGCTGTAACGCATGGTTGAGATGATTAAGGGCGGAAGCCGGATTGCTTTCACTCAGGACAGCGCCAATCGCTTTATGCAGACGCGCCCGTGACTGGTCCGGCATATCCAGACCGTCTGTCAGCTCCAGCGTCTGCAGCAACAGATCGGCATCAAAGCCGGTGGCGGCAAGCATTGCGCTCTGCGCTGCATCTGCCATTTCCTCTGCCAGCACGGTCTGCACGTTGCGGTTACCCAGCGGCATCACCCAGCCATGACGCAGGGCATGACGCCCGATCTCCAGCGCCCCGGCATAATCTCCGGCATCAATGCGCCACAGCATCACGTACATCAGCACGTCATCCTGTTGAGCGCCTCCGGCAGCCAGGACGCCCTCCGCCCAGGCGGCGTACTTCGGCAGCAGCTCCACCTTGATTTCCGCTTTTTTGACCGTGGACTGAACGCCCTTGAGACGGCGGCGGTCTTCCGCCAGTTGCAGCAGCATCAGGTCATAGCCCGACGCGTGGCGAACACTGCCACCCTCGCGAGCGGCCTGTTCAGCCTGAACGCGCAGGCGATGCTGCCGTGCGGGACTCAGGCTCATGAATTACGCTCCGGTTTCTGCTGCGGTGGCGCTGAAGTCACCAATCTGGATGTTTTCCACCAGTGCAGCGCAGCGATAGTCCTCAACCACATAGGCTTCGTTAACGGATTCAAAGTTTTCAATCCGGTCACGTTTCGGGTTGTCGATAACTGAACGGCGGCGGGTATCTTCCTGCCAGTAGATGGACAGGTTATCCAGACGGGTGATCAGCAGCGCATTCGGCGGGAAGAACGGCGCACGCACCGCCTGCAGGCCACCCATGCGTTTCTGACTGATGATCATATCGGCAGCCAGTTTTTCACTGTTTTCCTGCTCTTTGTTGACCAGCGGGAAATACTTGTCAGACAGCAGTTCACGCCCGCAAATCACCACCAGATCGTCATCGTCCTGGTAGACAACGTCGATAAGCTCATTGACGGCATCCATCACCACAGCGTCCAGGTTGGCATATTCGCCCCCTTTCCCGACTTTCACCGCACCCGGTGTGGTTTCACCGCCCGTGGTGGTGCTGCCCATGACGTGATCCGGTGCATCCTCACGGATTTTCTGCAGCCAGCCTTTATTCACATCCTGCAGTAGCGGGTTTTCGCTACGGTTGGAGGTTTTCGCACGCTTCACGCCGTTAAAACCGATCATGATGCGGTCCAGTGCCTGACGTTTCACGATGGCATCACGGATGCGCACCTGGAAATCCTGAAACTTCGCCCACAGGTCCAGCTTCGCGTAGGTCAGTACCGTGTCAAAGTTGGTCTGCTCGCATTTGTATTCCACATCGACCATCAGCGTCGGATCGACAGGCTCACGCTCTTTTGCGGTGGTATCAGTGGTTCCGGCAATGGTGCTGCCAACACCCAGCCCCAGCAACTGACCAGACTGCTCAGTCACTGGCGTGACGTTAATCAGCGTCAGGAATGCGGCGGATTGCTGGATCTGGTCTTCCAGCGTCTGCTGCACGGACGGCTCCACGGTGAACTTGCTGGACAGTTCTTCAACTGCCACACCGTTCAGACGCGCCAGCTGCTGCAGGTAAGCGTTAAAAGCAAAGCGGGTATTCTTCTTCATCAGGTTTTGTGCTCCATCAGCAATTGGTCAGAGTGTCAGCGGGGGCGTTACCGCCTGTTGCACGCTGGCGGTAGTCCTGGCGGCTGTCTTCATGACTCAGCTTGTCCACCAGTTCGTTAAAGGCGGTTTGCTGTGCCTGCAGGGCAGTCTCCAGCTCAGACAGGCGTTCTTCCTGCTCAGACAGGGATTTTTCGGTGCGTGCGCTCAGGTTCTGCTGCTCAGTGGCGACCAGCTCCACGGCCTTATGCACATCAGAGAACCGGGCGTCATCGGACTGCTCTTTTTTGGTAAACAGCGCCGTGACACGGGCAAACAGGGACGGTTTGTCGTCCTGGATTTCTTCCAGTTCGATCACCGTTTCCTCTGCAGCGGTAAAGAGATTGGCAGGATTCTGCTTGCGGTTTGCCAGTGGGTTATGGGCTGCACTGGCGCTGAATGTCAGCATTTCAGTGCCCAGACTGGCAGGGTCATCAGTGGCAGCCAGGCCGACCAGGTAGGCTTTGCCCGTATCAGCGAACTTCGGGCTGACTTCCATAGAGGTGAATAATTTCTGGCCTTTTTTCACCAGCTCCACCAGGGACTCCGTTGGCTCAACGTCGGCATACAGCGCCATCTTGCCTGCCAGCGGACCTTCCGTGATTTCTTCAGCAAACAGCGCCGTCACCTTGCCGTAGCGGTTAAAGGTGCTGTCCGGCAGATAAGACTTGATGTGCTCAAGGTTAATCAGCGCGGTATACACCGCCGGGTTGTAGCTGGCTGCCATCTGTTCCAGCCATTCACGCTGGATTTCGCGTCCGTCGGTGGTGGCACCTTCCACCCCGATGCGAAAACGCTTTGCTTTCACTGTCATGAGCCGTGCTCCGTTAGAAAAAACTTACTGGAGCCTTATGGTTGCGGTGATGGGGGCAGTGAAACAATGCGCGGTATTTGTACCGACAACCACACAAACCGCAGGCGGGGAAAGCCGTCATTCAAGGCTGTAGGTTTGTGCCATGAACACCACACTGACACCCGCAGATCTCGATCCCCGTCGGCAGGCCATGCTGCTGTACTTTCAGGGATACCGCGTAGCCCGCATTGCTGAAATGCTGGGCGAGAAAGTTGCAACCGTTCACAGCTGGAAAAAACGCGACAAGTGGGGTGACTATGGGCCGCTGGATCAGATGCAGCTCACCACCGCCGCACGCTACTGCCAGCTCATTATGAAGGAGCACAAAGAAGGGAAAGATTTCAAAGAGATTGACCTGCTGGCGCGCCAGTCTGAGCGCCACGCGCGGATCGGCAAGTTTAACAATGGCGGCAACGAAGCCGACTTAAACCCTAACGTCGCCAACCGCAATAAAGGCCCACGCCGTCAGCCGGAAAAGAATGTTTTCACCGATGAGCAGATTGAGAAGCTGGAAGAAATCTTCCATTCCTCCATGTTCAACTACCAGCGCCACTGGTGGGAAGCCGGAAAAACCAACCGCATCCGCAACCTGCTGAAGTCACGCCAGATCGGCGCGACCTTCTATTTTGCCCGTGAAGCCCTGATTGACGCCCTGCTTACCGGACGTAACCAGATTTTCCTTTCTGCCAGTAAGGCTCAGGCCCACGTCTTTAAACAATACATCATCGACTTCGCCAAAGAAGTCGAGGTGGAGCTAAAAGGCGATCCGATGGTGCTTCCTAACGGAGCCACGCTTTACTTCCTCGGCACCAATGCCCGCACGGCCCAGAGTTATCACGGCAACCTGTATCTGGATGAATATTTCTGGATACCGAAATTCCAGGAGCTGCGCAAAGTGGCTTCCGGGATGGCTATTCACAAAAAATGGCGACAAACCTATTTTTCCACGCCATCCAGCCTGACCCACAGTGCTTATCCGTTCTGGTCCGGTGCGCTGTTCAACCGTGGACGCAACAAAGCTGACAAGGTGGACATCGACCTGTCCCACAGCAATCTGGCCCCCGGCCTGCTGTGCGCAGACGGGCAATACCGCCAGATAGTCACCGTGGAAGATGCGGTGCGCGGCGGCTGTAACCTGTTCGACCTCGACCAGCTACGCATGGAGTACAGCCCGGACGAATACCAGAACCTGCTGATGTGCGAGTTCGTGGACGATCTCGCGTCCGTGTTCCCGCTCAGCGAACTGCAGGCGTGCATGGTGGACAGCTGGGAAGTCTGGACCGACTTTCATGCACTGGCCCTGCGCCCGTTTGGCTGGCGCGAAGTGTGGATCGGTTATGACCCGGCAAAAGGTACGCAGAACGGCGACAGCGCCGGATGCGTGGTGGTGGCACCGCCAGCCGTGCCAGGCGGTAAGTTTCGCATTCTTGAGCGTCACCAGTGGCGCGGGATGGACTTCCGCGCCCAGGCTGACGCCATCAAAAAACTGACCGAACAGTACAACGTGACCTATATCGGTATCGACTCAACCGGCGTTGGTCACGGGGTTTATGAGAACGTGAAAGCGTTCTTTCCTGCCGTCCGGGAGTTTGTCTACAACCCCAACGTTAAAAACGCCCTGGTACTCAAGGCCTACGACATTATCAGCCACCGCCGTCTGGAGTTTGACGCCGGACACACCGACATAGCGCAGTCCTTTATGGCAATCCGTCGCTCCACCACCGCCAGTGGCAACCGCCCGACCTATGAAGCCAGCCGCAGCGAAGAAGCCAGCCACGCCGATCTGGCATGGGCAACGATGCACGCACTGTTTAACGAACCGCTGCAGGGCGAATCCGCCAATACCAGCAATATTGTGGAGATTTTTTGATGGGAAAGAGTAAGAAGAACCGCGCTGCGGCGACGAATCAGATCCAGCTTAAAAGTCAAACTACAGCCGAAGCATTCAGCTTCGGCGATCCCGTTCCTGTTCTGGACCGCCGAGAATTACTGGACTATGTGGAATGCGTACAGATGGACCGTTGGTATGAGCCGCCCGTCAGCTTTGACGGACTGGCGCGCACCTTCCGCGCTGCCGTGCATCACAGTTCCCCGATTGCAGTAAAGTGCAACATTCTGACCAGTACCTATATCCCTCACCCGCTGCTCAGCCAGCAGGCTTTTTCACGTTTTGTGCAGGACTACCTGGTATTTGGTAACGCCTACCTGGAGAAACGCACGAACCGCTTCGGTGAAGTTATCGCCCTTGAGCCTGCCCTGGCAAAATATACCCGACGCGGGTTAGACCTGGATACCTACTGGTTTGTGCAATACGGTATGACAACCCAGCCGTATCAGTTCACGAAAGGCAGCATTTTTCATCTGATGGAACCAGATATTAATCAGGAGATCTACGGCCTGCCCGGCTATCTTTCTGCCATCCCATCCGCTTTGCTCAACGAGTCCGCCACGCTGTTCCGCCGCAAATATTACATTAACGGTAGTCATGCAGGCTTCATCATGTACATGACCGATGCCGCGCAGAACCAGGAGGATGTGAACAACCTCCGCAATGCGATGAAAAGCGCCAAAGGCCCTGGCAACTTCCGCAATCTGTTTATGTACTCGCCTAACGGCAAAAAAGACGGGCTTCAGATCATCCCATTGTCAGAAGTCGCGGCGAAGGATGAGTTTTTGAATATCAAAAATGTTAGTCGCGATGACATGATGGCGGCACACCGCGTGCCGCCGCAGATGATGGGGATTATGCCAAATAATGTCGGGGGATTTGGGGATGTGGAAAAGGCTAGTAAGGTATTCGTAAGAAACGAATTGATATCAATGCAAAAACGGATCAAGGAGATTAATGTCTGGTTAGGTACAGATATTATCGCATTTACAGAATATAACTTAGATATGTAATCGTCCCACAATACAAGGCAAAGAGCATACTCTTTGCCTGTAATTACAGTTATACTTTGCACCTCTTTGAATAATCTGCAATAATTTCCTCAATACCATCAAAAATAACTTTAAACTTTTCAAAACTAATTGTTTTACAATTTGCCTTTATAACCTTTGTTGAAAACACATGCTTACCATATTCTGTTTTTGTATCCGTATCATTAGATTTATTAAATGTCTTTCCATCAAGCACCGTTGATAGTACCGTGTTATCAAATAAATCCTCCATACAAGACTCTTTCCCTCCAGGAAGCAATGGTGTTAATAACAAATAGAGATTGTCAAATATGTGGGTATACCTTGCCTTACGAATAGTATCAACATCATTTGGACAATTTTTTACTTTATCCTTTAAGTGATTTAATAAATCTTTAGGGCCTGAGTCATTATCAAGAAGCATAATAACAGGGTGCTTTGGTTTAAATTTCTCGAACCTCTTTTTTTGTTCTTGGTATCTTAATATAAATCTTTTGAAGTCTGTAGCACCGCCAGAAATGTCAAGAAAATAGCTTGTTTTTTCAGTTGCTTTAAAAAAATTAACACGATACTCATTTTTAGAGCTATCATCAGAAGAATTAAACAATAAAGGATATGAATTCGCCAATGACTTCAAAGCACACTTTAAATATACACGGTCTGTTTTACCCTCAGTGAGTATTGTTGGCATTTCCATTCCATGAAAATTTTTATAGTATAGAAAATAACTGTAGGCTTTTTCTCTCGAATTCAATTTTGCAGTGTAGTTTAATCCATGATTTACACTTTGGTACTTTTCCAACTGTCTTGCGTTCTTTAGTTTTAAATTATTATATTTATCTATTGAGTCAATGAATCCAAAACGGCCTTCTAATTTAGCACATGTACCTTTTTCAATCTTTCCTGATTCAGTAACAATAACAAAAGAACCATCTTTATAAAGAGAATGAGCCATGGCACGCGTTACTTTTGCATATTCTTTGCCAACATTCACTTTTTTATTAACAGTCAACCCAGTAACATCTTGTCGTGATGTTTTATAACAAACCCTTGTCTTTTTATCATTTATTTTAAAGCCAGCCTTTATAATCTCTTTAATTAAAGTTGGACTTAGGGTTACAGACTCTCCGCCAACATCAGCAATCTCTTTTGGAAATGTTTTTTTATTAGTTGAAAATGTAAGATCATCAGCATACCGTGAATAATTGCATCCGTATTTCTTTGCTAACTTTGATAATCTTATATCAAGAATTCCACTGATTAAGTTACTTATAATTGGAGAGCATGGGCTTCCTTGAGGAAGTCCATTCTGAAAACATGCAATTTGTGCGATCGTTGTAGCAACAGTATTATTTAATCTAAAATCTCTGTTTGATAAGAAAAAACCTCTAACACGTCCAAAATTAAAACTATCAAAATAATCCTCAAGGTCTATATTTAGTAGTAGCGTTTTACCTCTATGCCGTTCAGCATTCGTAATAATTGACTTTTCTTTTTCAAACCCATGAGATAAAACTGGATTAATATTATATTTTTTATAAATTTCTGCACGACATAAATATAAAACATCAGCTAATCTACGTTGAATATCTTTGAGCTTAGTGGTAGGTGCTGATATGACTCTCGGCGCTCCGTTTTTTTTAGGGATAGTAAATTGTGTATACTGCGTTTCAGCTTTTAAACGATAAATAACATCCGTAAGAAAAGCAGTTTTAAGATTCAAGATACTAGCCAAATCTTGCCTGTTAGCAGCGTTTTGTAAACGTTCTAAAATTGATAGGGGTGCCATATCTAAAAATCAACCTTGATTATCAGTTAGGGTAGGCACATGTAGGCACTCTTACGCAAAGCATAGGACAGCCCAAGAATGGCTACAAGGATGTCAGAAGGCGAATCCATCTAACATTTAGATCACTGATTGCGATACCACAACCAACAAATCTGCCTACATGTGCATGCTTAAGCTACCATGATCATTTAAGAATGTGAAGAACCGTTAACAGTTTTGAAAGAGCCAGATCATAGCATTGCGCGCGCTCGTATCCCCGCCACGCCTGCCCGCTTTGTGTAGTGGTTTTCATGCACCTGCATGACATAAGCAAAAGCCCGCCAGCTCTGGCGGGCATCAGCAAAAACGATCCTCAAACGATCATGCGATTTCATGCGGCATAGACATGCGTTGGCAAAAATGTACGAAATACTCAGCTTACAGGAAATGGTCTTTTTCCAACCTCCAGTTAGCCAAAGCAGAAACCAATATTGCAATTTGAAACTCCACAGTTGTGAAATTGATGTGGACCGACTCTTAGCTTGTGTTCGTCTCCTACAATCCGAGTCCCCTTAACCAACATATCTAATCTTTCCACAATCAATCTTTCAGGCGCATCAACTTTAATAATTAAACGAGGACCTTTCCTTTTTTCTATAATAGTTATTCTAGGACCAACAACCTGAACATCCCAATGCCTTGCACTACAAACCCACTCATTCTTAATTAATTCAAGATTAACAATACCTTGACTATCGTAAAATTTACCCGAAATAAGAAAAGCATTATTTTCTTTTTCAATGGTTAACAATGGCTCATTTTGAAACATTATTGGTACAGTACAGGATTCAAACGTCGCACCACCAAATATTATTGTTGGATGCCTATCAGAAAAGTCCAATATATCGGCCACATTCCCTTTTTGTAAGGCTGCAGGAGATTCCATTGCTTTAATTATTTTCTCTTTAGAGTAAAGACGTTTCGTTACTTTCGCATGGCACGTAGGACAAAGTAGTGCTATTGCATTTGGAGAGTGCTCCTTTGCATCAGCGTATGTGGGAATTACATGCTCATACTCAACAATGGGAGAAGCACAAACAACGCAACCAAAGCCACAGCGCTGCCTTACCTCCAGTTTTACAGGTTCAGGAATTGTTCTAGATAACCCATGCTTGTTAATAGTTGTCATAACCTTACCTTAAAACTTCGAGAAACCTTTTATATATTGATACTATATCAACTAACGCCTCGCACAGCTCGTTGTTCAACCTTGCTGACGCCAGAAGCAAGTTCAGACGCCAGCAACGTTTCTTAATGCAGCCAGCTGTCGTCTTCCCACACCTTCTGCATAATTTTCATCACTTGTTTTCTTTCTTCGTCCAGTTGCAGTCCGGTCAGTTCCACACCGTTAGAGCTACCTTTACGGATACGAATTACCGTTTTGGGATACAAGGGGCGCAGATTGCGGTAAAGCTCGGATTCAAGGGCGTCCAGGGTAGACAGGCTAATCTTCTGCTCTTTATCGATCATTATTTCAATGCGCATAAAAGTCACCTCAACTGATGACATCCATTGAGCGGTTGTATTCGTGGGTTCTGATTTTTGCCATGAGTTCATCAGTCAATTCAGAAACCCACTGCAGAGCCAGCCCCTTCTCTTCATCACTACACTCACTAGCCGCGACAAGCTTAAGAAAAAAATCAATGCGCTGGAGCTTCAAAGACTCCAAAAAATAGTCCTGCATTTTTCCTCCTATGACACCACACGCAATACTGTATGTATAACCACTGTTTATATTTACAGTATATAATAATCTTACTGATGTAAAACGTTTTTTTTACGTTCATCAGCCTGATATGCCTGGTATTATTAAGAGCACGAATTGTTAACCCGCGTAATTAATACAGGTTCCGCCACTTATCATCTTCCCGCAAACGCTGGTTCCGATAGAAGATACGCAGGCCTGCTCCTGACGGAATACTGCCGCCGCGAAGGAGTAAATCGACCTCTTTCTCGCTACCATCAAATCCTCTGGACTTCAGCTCATAGACGAGCTGCAGTCGCTGATGGTCTGTAATTCGCTGTTTGTAGTCTTTACGCCGTATCGGTTTAACCAGGCGTAGCCTTGCTGCCAGTTCCCGGCGCTCTTTTTTGCTCATACTGTGCAGGAAATCGTGCAACTCCTTGTCATCCATGCTGATAATATCCGTTCTGGGGTCCCCATCTGCTGATTTATCTTTCTCCTGTTGGTTCAAATTTTCAGCAAGGGGACAGTTATTGCCACGAGTCCAAGGGGCGCAAGCGCCCTGGTCGGCTGCCGCCTCCTGAACGTCAACGGCTTTACGAACCATTTTCCACTTCACTGCATGAGTGCAGATCTTGCCCTCTGCAATGGGTGACCAGATGCCATAAATACGAATGCCGTGATCGCCATAGGCGGTCGGCTCTTCGTTGATTTCATAAGCGGTTCTGATGAGGTGATATTTACGGGGAACCAGTACGCCGCCCTGCTTCATGATGTAGGTGGCAAAACAACCAGCATCAGCAGCAGCCAGAATGGCATCAAGACGCGGGTTATCCAGTACCGGCGCACCTGCTTTTTTGTCACCCTGTTGCCTTGCCGCCTGACCAGCCAGCAAGCGAAGTTCACGGTAAGCCTGACGCCCCGGAATACCAAAGAAGCGGAATTGCTGAACACGATGCAGAGACGCCCAGGCATTCACGTATTCAGCGTTATCACGCAGAGATTTACCCGTTTCCTTGCTGATCTCGCCAGCCAGACCACGACCGTCAATGTTCTTACTGATATATTTCGCGATGTAGCTTGTCGGCGTTCCTTTGCGCGGGTTAATCAACTCAGACTTAAAGCGCGGCCCAGTGTTATTGCCCAGCTCCTCGCGGTCTTCACGGATGGCAAACTTACGCAGTAATGCAGTGATGGCACGGCGGTCTTTTTTGCGCATGAAACACAACAGGTGCCAGTGAACTGTGCCATCATGATGCGGCTCAGCCACCCGCACGCCATACCAGCGCAACCCGGCTTTGTGCATCGCCTTACGAAATGCAGCAAACATGCCGACCAGATAATCGCTGCTTTGTCTTACCGTCGCGTTTGTCCAGGTCGGGTTTGGTCTGCCGTTATTTAGCGTGGAATGGAAACGCGACGGACAGGTGATAGTGTAGAAAACGGCGCAGTCACCGCGCATTTCCGCGATAAGCTCCAGACCTTTAACACAGGCCATCATCTCATTGCGGCGATGCGCAGGGTTGCTGCTGCTGGCGTTTACCACATCCTCCATGTCCAGCGTGTCGCCGTCTTCGTTCACCAGTTCATGAGAACGGAAAAACTCCAGCGACTTACGGCGCTGCTCACGTTTATGCATCACGGCTTCATAGCTGACATAAGGAGATGCTTTTTTGCTGACCAGGCAAACAGCGCGCAACTGCTCTTCCCGCCATTCGCAACGCATCTTCCATAATTTCCGATACCACCAGTCGGCGCACAACATACGCGCCAGCGAACCCGGAATGAGTTCATAGGGCACGGGTTTACGGCGGTTTCTTTTCCGACGGAGTTGCTCAAACGCAGGTGGGATGACATCCAGACGCAGGGTTTCCGCTGCCACCTTTTCCCATGTCTTGCGGATTTCTTCTGGCTTAACGTCATCGGTGGCATACAAATCACCACAAGCTGCATCAAGGCACATACTCATATGCGCAGCTACCAGGGTGGACAGGCGTTTCACCTGATCCTGACTCATTTCAGGCAGGATCAGCAGGCCATCCAGCCCTTCATGGCTTGCCATAAAGCGAAAAGATGCAGATAGCTGACTGTCGCGTACATGCTCCAGTCGTTCCAGACATGGCTTAATCGTCTCACGTAAATAGCGGGAATAAGCCTTTGGCCTGCCCAGGCTGCTGAAGTATTCAATACGTTGCATCAGCGGCTTGCTGATATGGGAAGGCTGGGCGTTGACGTCCGCCAGAATGACCATGTCTGAATTAAAACGCTGCTGCTCATGCGCCAGCTTTGCCCGGCTAATGAGCTTATCCTGCTCCATTTCGCGCTGGACAGGATCACGTGATTCATTAAAGAAATAACGCTCCCAGACCTGATCACTCAGTGCCTCGCGGCGCAACTGTTCCTGCTCGTTATCGGCAGCGTACAGAGTGATCAGGTTTGAAAGCGTAGAAACCGGCGCAACTTCCGCCGGGTCCAGATAAGGGTTAATGGCCTTTTTCGGGCTGTTCCATGAGAATGCTGCGGCAGCCTCGTTAAAGCCGCAGCAGTTGTTCATATCGGCATGACTCATGCACGTACTCCGTACACGGCAGAACTATCCACGCCACGCGAATAATCAAATCCCACCCAGCAGCGCGGCCCGGAAACAGCAATGATTTCTGTTGCTGATTTACCCTCGCCAGCTGCCACACCGATGCTGCGTTTTGCCTTGATGTAGTGGTGAGTAAAATTGCGATACAGCGAACGGATCAGGGATGTGTCACTGTTAGAAACAATGACCGGATGTCCTTCTGATGACCGATGTTCAAGAACAGATGCCAGGTGATACTGGTCATCTTCAGTGAAGCCGTCAGTGTGATAGCCGGAAAACGTACCGTCATACGGCGGATCGCAATACACCACATCCCCCGCCTTCAACATCGCCAGCGTTTCATCAAAGCTGGCGCAGATAAACGTTGCTCGCTGGGCCTTTTCTGCAAATGCGCGAATTTCTTTTTCAGGGAAATACGGATTTTTATAATTACCGTAGGGAATGTTGAAATGCCCGCTCTTGTTATAGCGACATAAACCACGGTAACCGTGACGATTGAGATACAGGAAATATACCGCTTTCATGAAATCAGTAATTTCAGTGGAGTAATTAAACTCCTGCCTTATGTTGTAATAAGCCACCTCCCTGTTTGCGATCTCAAATAAAACTCTGGCGCGAGATATAAACGATTCACAATCAGCGGCAACCTTTTTATAGAGGTTGATTAAATCAGGATTAATATCCGCAACCAGATAGCTGGGGTAATCCGTCTCCATCATCACAGCACAGGAACCCGCGAAAGGTTCAACCAGTCGCGGGCCAGCAGGAAGGTGTTTTTTCAGTTCGGACATAATGGCGGTTTTATTTCCCGCCCATTTCAGGATGGTGCTCATACAGCACCTCCGTTGTAATGTTTGCCTTTCAGCTCTGCGATTTCCTGGCAGGTAATGCAAAGCTGCACTCCCGGAATGGCGCGGCGTCGTGCTGGCGGAATTGGCGCTTCACATTCAATACAAAGCACGCGAGACACGCCCGGTGTTTTGGCACGGGCAGCACGAATATGGCGCTGGCGTTCTTCTTCAACGCGCTGCTGTACGAGATCCATTGCATCAGCCATTAGTGGATCTCCTGCGCTTCGTTCTGGATTGCTTCAGCAGTTACACGCAGTAGTTCTGCTGCTTCCACGTGGTTTAGCTGACGGGATGAGATATGACACGCCAGGCTATCAAGGCGAGCTGCCATTGCTTCAGCCCTTGCCCGGCGTTCTTCCAGACGAGCCACTGTCAGTAAAATATTAAGCCCTGCATCATCCGATCCGGTTTTAGTCGTGAGGATCTCAATATTACGCATAATCAATTCTCCTGAATTTAGATAAAGGGATGCTCGGCGGGTTTACGCCATTAATTTCATTAGTTGGTTAATTCGGCATGGTTAGCCGTCTGGGAAATAAGCTCACCACTGCACGAAAATGATTCATTGCTTTAATCAACTCCCGCTTTTCGTCAGTGGTCAGCTCATTGATGCTGATGCTATGACGTTCAGCCGGAATTTTTGCCATAAAGAATATGGCTGCCAGTGCTCGTTTATTTTGTTCGTTATTGATATCCCGTGGATCACGCATATCTTTAATAAACCGCTCAAGCTCTGACTCAATATTCAGGCCAAAAACTTTTGCCCTTAATTCCGCTATGTGATTAAGTCCATTCAGGCGTTCACCGGGGCTTAATGGAACAGTCGCCGCAGCGCCTTCAATAGCCATTTGTTCCCCCGTTTTTTCGTAGATAGTTCTGCCAGCAATTCATCTTGTGAACGGCACGGATGCCAGCGTTTACCATCCTCACCCATGATCCAGCCGTGACCGTAGTGCATTGCCGGGCTTTGTTTTACCAGCAGCGATGCAAATGATGGTTCTTTCGTCAGCATAAGCACCTCACAGCAAACCGAATGAAGCACCGAGGCCAGTCACGGTATCAACTGCACTCGCCATCGCAGGATTAGCCTGTAAACGGGCCTGCAATGAAACAGCAGCCAGCGCCATCAGTCGTGTTACAGAGTTAATGCTGCTGATAGCATCACGACGACCGGCACTAGTTTTTACATCACCAGATACCGCACCTGCTGCAACACGTCCGATCTCTGCAGTTGCGCTCATGACGTAATGCGGCAGTTTCTCTTTTGCAACCTCATTAATCGGTACACATGGCAGGCAGTGAATCTGTGCCAGAAAACCATCTACCAGCGTTGAATCTTCAGTCAGATCGGTAAGCAGCCAGATTTCTGGTGCGGTTAATAAATGAGGCTGAGCTGGGTTCAGCTTGTTCCGCAGAATCTGCACATTCATGCCTGCACGTTCTGCCAGTTGCACCAGATTGTGGCGCAGTGCAAATGCACGACAGGCTTCATCAAAATGTGGATGTTTGGAAACTTGGTAATCAAACATGGTCAATGCCTCTGATGTATTTCAGAATCGAACTAATTAAGGTTTAGATTGCATTCTGAAAGCGCATCAACGGTCATGGCTGCTATGTTGATCATCACTTTTTCGCGTTTTTTATCTTTGCGCAAACGGTGACGGATAAGGCGTCCATCAGCCAACATGTCATTGATGGTATCGATGGACAGTCCTGTCAGCTCGCTATAGCGTTCAATAGTCACATGAGGCGTGGTAAGAGTGATTGAAATGTTAGGTCTCATGATGCAACATTCCTCGTTTAATGATGATTAATCAGGACGAATACGGATCGTTTGTATTTTGTGAACACCATAAACATACGATCGCACTATGAAATCGTCAAGATAAAAGTTCACTTGGGGTGACCATGAATTTGGAGAAAGGCGGACGAGGCGCTATAGAGCGCATGGTAGAAGCTTATGGATTCAAAACTCGACAGGCGTTGTGCGATCATTTAGGAATCTCTAAAAGTACACTCGCTACACGCTACATGCGTGACTCATTCCCAGCAGAATGGGTAATCCAGTGCGCCCTTGAAACGGGCACCTCGCTTAATTGGCTCACAACTGGACATGGTTCAAAGCAAACTTCAGGTAATACAAATACGATGGAAGTTGCTAAATATGTATTATCTGATGGTGCCTTGCGTGAAGACGGTTTTTATATTTTTGATAAGGGATTTCTACCCTCTACGTTTAAAAAACCTTTTGTCATCACAGATAACAATTCTGAATTTATTTGTGATAAAGAATTTGATGATATACGTGATGGTAAATGGGTAATAAGTATTGATGGCGAAATAACAATCCGCGACATTACTCGTTTACCCGGTGGAAGAATCTTCGTTGAAGGTGGAAACAGATCCTTCGAGTGCAAGATAGAAGATGTTGAAATAATTGGAAAAATTATAAGTTTAACAATTAAGTACGTTAGGTAATACCGGGAGGAAACTATGCTTGGTAAGGTATTTTTTGTGGTTTTATCATGCTCTTTGTTATTAAACCCACTAACTACCTATGCTAAAAATTATCCTTGTTCTGGGAAAAAGGGAGGTGTCTCTCACTGTACCTCCGATGGAAAGTTCGTTTGCAATGATGGAACTATTAGTAAATCAAAAAAAATCTGTACTAAAAACTCGCGATAATTTTTGCTTTTATATCTGCGCCTAATATAACAATGAGCCGCAGGCTAACCGCAAAAGTCACATACTCACATAGCAAAAAATAGCCAACTTCATTATGGCTTCAGTGAGATGTATGGTCGCAAGATTTCATACATTGACACTGGTTATACATACAGTAAAAATGCTCTCTATTGGAGGGCATTTTTTATGGCAGTACGAAAACTCACCACAGGAAAATGGCTTTGCGAATGTTACCCCGCCGGACGTAGTGGGCGTCGTGTGCGTAAACAATTCGCCACCAAAGGCGAAGCACTGGCTTTTGAGCGTCACACGATGGAAGAAACCGAAGCAAAGCCCTGGCTGGGCGAATCAGTAGATCGTCGAACCCTGAAAGACGTGGTTGAGCTATGGTTCAAACTACATGGTAAATCTCTGACTGCTGGGCAGCATGTCTATGACAAATTGCTGCTGATGGTTGACGCTCTGGGCAATCCCCTTGCAACCGATCTCACATCTAAAATGTTTGCCCATTATCGAGATAAACGACTGACAGGTGAGATCTACTTCAGCGAGAAATGGAAGAAAGGGGCCAGCCCGGTCACCATTAACCTGGAGCAAAGCTATCTAAGTAGTGTTTTTAGCGAACTATCCCGCCTGGGCGAATGGTCGTATCCAAACCCACTGGAGAACATGCGAAAATTCACCATCGCAGAAAAAGAGATGGCATGGCTTACCCATGAGCAGATTGTTGAACTGCTGGATGATTGCAAACGTCAGGACCCAATTCTGGCACTGGTAGTCAAGATATGCTTAAGCACAGGCGCACGCTGGCGAGAAGCAATAAACCTTACCCGCTCACAGGTGACCAAATACCGAATTACCTTTGTCAGAACGAAGGGGAAGAAAAACAGAAGCATCCCTATCAGTAAAGAGCTTTACGAAGAGATCATGGCGCTCGATGGGTTCAATTTCTTCACAGACTGCTATTTTCAATTTTTATCCGTGATGGAAAAAACGTCTATCGTGCTCCCTCGCGGTCAACTGACACACGTTCTGCGCCATACGTTTGCGGCGCATTTTATGATGTCGGGTGGAAATATCCTTGCTTTGCAAAAAATCCTCGGACATCACGACATAAAAATGACTATGCGTTACGCACATCTAGCACCGGATCACCTGGAAACTGCATTACGGTTTAATCCGCTGGCAACACTACCAACATCAATAGCAAGTTTTTGAAAATGCGTATTTTGCCCTGTTGAGCTAATATTCTTTTTTTTCACATGGAGCACTATCAATGAATAAGTTTCAGCATCAGGGAGCGGAATTGCGCAACAGAGCCAAAGAATTGGCTTTATCCGTACTTAAAACTCACCCAGATGCCCAAAAAAACGGCAACGGCGTTAAGCAAGCTGAGGTATTTCGTCTAAGCGGCCTCGATTGGGGAGAAAAACGGAAAGCCACAAGTTCGAACCAACAATATTGGGTTGTTGCACTATTGCGTGAACTAGAAGAGGAGGGGTTAGTCGAACAGATTGAAGATAGGGGCCCATGGCGTCTAAGGTAA